TCTCACTTTTTCCTTTGCCGCTAGTTGAAACCCATGTTTCAATATCATTTTTAGGATCAGCAAAATAATATAAATCGAGTTCCGTGTATTCACCATAAGGTTTTTTTTTATTACAATATACATATATTTTTTCATTTTTACCATTATTATTGTTACTATAATATTTATTATAAGTATTTGTAGTAATACTACTTTGTAACCAATACATATCACTGATTGATGATATTTCTGTACTACCATTTTCCGCAATGGCTGTCGAATCCCGAATTTTATATTTTAATTTGTAATTACTATATACGTTGTAAGTATCGGTTGACAATAATTTTATTGTTATACCACTTATATCAACATTATTATTACTATGATCGTTTATATAATTAGCATTTTGATTACTATGTATTAGTGAAAAAAGATTTTTGTTGAATTCATCCATCATAGTTTTGCTATTTAATTCATCAGGCGAGAATTTTTGTATAGTAAGTTGTCCTATCATGGATACATTTGTAATTTGAAATGTTGGAAATGTCGCTAGCCCTTCTATTATTTTAATACTACTAAAATAAAGACTAATTATTAATACTGTAATTAATATTCCTACTAATATTAATAAATTATATTTCATTTTATATTTTTATAAAAAAAAAAATCCAGAAAATTGATTGAAAATAAATACGTTTTTTCTAATTTTATATTTATAAGGTTTACATATATGACATCGTTATCCCGACAATTCAAAGAAGACGATTCGATCTACGAAATCGGTATTGATGAAGCAGGGCGTGGTCCTCTCTTCGGACGTCTCTATGTGGCCGCGGTGATTCTACCTAAAGCCACTGATTTTGGTCCGAATGGTTTCTTTCATAAAGATATCAAAGATTCTAAGAAAATCAAATCGAAAAAGAAGATGGCCGCAGTATCCGAATATATTAAGCAAAATGCTCTCGCCTATTCTATCCAATATATTGAACACTCCGAAATCGACGAAATCAATATCCGACAGGCCGTTTTCCGAGCAGCGCACCGGTGTATTAAAGAAGTCTATGATTATGTTTTATATAAAACAGGAGATCCGAATGCTAAATTCCATATCTTAATGGATGGGAATGATTTCATACCCTATACCCATTTTGATAAAGAGGTGGATCGTATAGTATCTATACCCTACGATACAATTGAAGGGGGTGATAGTAAATTAGTAGCGATTGCCGCTGCGTCTATTTTAGCCAAGGATGCAAGAGATAAATATATTACGGATCTATGTATAGAAAAACCTGTTTTAGTCGAGAGATATGCACTCGATAAAAACATGGGATATGGGACAATAAAACATCTCGATGGGATTGAAGCACATGGAATATGTCAATGGCACCGGAGGACGTATGGTCAGTGTAAAACGGCAAGGATAAATGAGATATAAAATCTAATAAAATCTAAAATATAAATATTATATATTTTGGATAATCAAACAATAATCATCTGATCTTCGAACCATTGTTTTGGTACCTCCATATATTTCGTCTCTCTGTCTAAAATACTATATCCGATTAATAAATTATCACCAGACTCTACGAATCCTAATGTATATTCGACTAATTCCTTCTCTAATAAAAATAGATTCGTATATTTTTTCAAGGCCCCCGTATTCTTATCTAAAACAATGACTATATGATAATAGTACCTACGGGATTCATAACTGACTGCATGGCAAATAAACCATATATCGCCATCGATTTCTACGCCATTTGTCGAGCCACGAATTTGTTTAAAAAATGCGGGTATATTCTTATGCTCAACGAGTTTATTATATTGATCGTCTTTGATTTCACCAATCGTTAAGGGTGACCATCCATAAATACACCGAAGATGATTCGATCCCGAATTAAAAAGGACCCAGTTCTTCTCTATTTGATTCGATCCCTCTTTTTTTAATAAATGGTTTTGTTCGGTACGAATACGAGTATCTGCTGTACCGATTTGTCCAGAATCTAGATGGATGAGTCCATGCTCTACCTGGATATTCGAATATCCGAGTCCACGATTCGTATTATAATAAAGTTGTCCATCTGGACCTATATGTAAACGAATATCTTCGAGTCCTATATATTGATTATCGAGAGAAGTATCGTATTCTAGAATCTGTTCTTTTAATAAAGATATTTTTTTATCTTTTGTTGAAAGATCGATTACAGAAATCAAATTTTTCGTAATAATCTTCTCTTGATTCACATAATTCCCCTGTGAATCAATATGATAATTCACATATCGTGTATTGACTATTAATTGATCTTTTTCTTTATGATGACAAATCGATGGAGTCGTAGAATGGAATCCGACTAATTCATCTGCAGGTATTGTCGAACCAATTGTCTTTAATATTTCTAATAAAGGACTAGAGGATGAAGATAAAGAAACACATGAATCAATCGCTTTTTGAACATAGAATTTATAATTCGATAAAACATTTCGAGAGATACCGTCTTCAATTAATGGACATGCGAGAACATTCATTGAAATACGTTTTAAATCGTAATGATCGAGATTCTCATAATATCCAATAATTGTTAATTCATAATCTATTTTATAATCATATACATCGCGCTCTAAAAAAAGAAATTCATTCGATGCACCACCATATCGTTTTCTTGACGAATCCGCCATTCTATAATATTGATAGGCAAGTCGATTTTTTCCATGGTTACGATAATAATGTATAATTAGATATATAGCCTCTAATCTGTTTGGATAAACTTGGTAACCTTCTAACCACATATTGATTGCATTCGCTACGTCTTTTAATATAATATAGCACTTCCCTGCAGAGTAGTAGCACTGCCAAATTTCTTCTATCCACTCGCCCATTTCAATACGTTTTTTATAGTATTCGATTGCTTTTTCATGATTACCAGAATCGCGATATGTATTTGCTAAATAAAATACGTATCTAGATGATGTCGGATTATCTTCTAATCCTTTTGTTAAAAGACGTATATCACGTTCCCATTTATCGGATTTAGCCCCACCATCCCCAATATCCTGAATAAACAAGTCATTCTTATCAATATTTTGATAGGTAGATCCTTCTTTCGTTTGTAAATATTCATGCGTAACCCCCCAATAGGAGAATCCCTTATTTTTTACAATACGGGCATTTTTATAGTGGAAATGTTCGGATCCCTGCATCATTAAATAAATATCATGTGTTAGCAGTTCTTTAAATTCGGTGGGTTTTTTTAATAATGGACCCGTTAATACCATATCCGCATCTAATAATAATAAATAATCGTTTTCAGTAATACCTGGAGCGTTTTGTGCCTCTTTTAGAGCAAAGGATCGATTATAACCAAAGTCACGAAAGGGTTCTTTTACTATTTTACCAGGAAGATTCGCTTCCTTAAAAAAATTAGTAATTAATTCGATGGTATTATCAGTAGAACCCGTATCACAAATACAATATCCATCAATGATTGGTAATACAGATTGTAATAGTCTTAAAATTACACGACTTTCATTTTTCACAATCATATTTAAATAGAGTTTAGGAGTCCGCATTATTAAAGATAGTATATGAATGAATACTTTTCATTTTATACGGTTTCTCTCAAAAACATATAAATTTGTCGGATTATATAATAATATAATAATATATTAGTACATAATAGATAGCATGGCTTTTACACGATTTCACGATGACCCATTACGTATTCAAAAACAAGTCGATGAGAGTACATTTTCAGGTAGATATATGTTAAATACGCCTGGACAGGGTATTCATATGCCATTTCAGGGTGATGTACAACTCCGTCTTCAGGCCTGGGGAGCAAATATAACCTCGAATATTATTCCTTTAGAGAGTGATTTACGTGGACAAACCCGTTTATTAAACCGTGATGACCCAGAACAAAACGATTATGAAAGACATAAGGAAACCGTACAACCATTACAATATGGTGAAGCGAATCCATTTATAGAAGAGAGTCGCGCTAGTCATCCTGCATGGATGTATAGGGATTTAGAACAACCACGATGGGAAATGCCTTGGATCAATCCTCAATCCCTTATCCATATGGAGAGACAATTCCCGAATAATATTCAAACACGAATTTTAGAAAAAGATTATTATCATCCTACTGTACCAAATCTAGGTACAATTGAGAGAACCGATTTCTTTTTCCAAGATATTAATAAAATACATAAAATCCCGATATTACGATCGTAGAAATCGTAGAAATCGTAGAAGGAATATTGAATATTTACCGTAGAATAAATATTATATGATAATATATATTATATAATAAAGAATAAATGGAAACATTAGCAATACCAATATTAGCACTCGGTGGATTATATATTATAGCAAATCAATCGAGAGAACCTAAACCCATAGAAGGTTTCTATCAAGCAAATCCATATGATGGTCTACCAAATACGGATGTCCCTAATAAGAACTACCCAAACGATTTACCTATTATAAATTCAGAAACCGATTTAACATCGAAATTAAGTACGGTAAATACTTATGATACACCTTCTGTATATTCCGATAAATATTTCAATCCAAATATACCAGGATCATTGACTGCTCCTTCATCTAATACTACTTCTGGAAATGCACAATATTATTCTCTCACTGGCGATAAAGTAAATTCATCCTATTTTGAACATAATAATATGGTACCCTTTTTCGGTAGTCATTTAAGAAGTATAAGAACAGAGGCAAATTCGAATGAGTCTATTATGGATAATTATACAGGTTCTGGATCCCAAACGATGAGAAAGACCGAGAGAGCACCCCTTTTCTCTCCACAAGATAATTATCAATGGGCGCATGGCGCACCTAACGCAACGGATTTCTATTTATCCCGCCAAAATCCATCTATGAAAATGTCGAATGTGAAACCCTTTGCCGATCAAAAAGTAGCACCAGGAATTGGTTTAGGATATGGTACAGAAGGTGCGGGAGGATTTAATTCGGGTTTAGAAGCACGTGATTTATATTTACCAAAAACCACGGATGATCTCCGTGTAGCGAATAAACCAAAGGCCGGTGAGAATGGTATTTTAGGACGTGAAGGGCCCGCTGTTTCTCAAATAACAAATCGCGGTATACATGGTCATGTCGAGAAAAATCGTGTGGATAAAACATTCGCACTCGATTCGGGAAATATGTTACCTGCAAAAGCATACCAGTCGGCACAGACAGTAAGATCGATTAATATTAATAAGGACCAAGCGCGAACAGATACGGATCGTGACTATACGGGTGCTGCTGGGTTTAATATACCTAGTCAATACGTCGAGGGTGAATATATGCCTTCGAAACATATTGATTTAGGAAGTAAACCGCTGTTACCTGCCTATAATGTGGGCGCAAATGGACCCCGTGATGGCGATTATGGTCTCCATGCCAAAAAGGCATACCCGAATAATCGTACAGTGAATAAACAGGATGATTATTTTGGAGCGATTGGAGGTGCTTTTGGTACTGTTGTTGCACCCCTTTTAGATATGTTAAAACCCTCTAGAAAGGAAAATACAGTGGGTAATTTACGCCCCTATCAGAATCCGAGTACAACTGTTCCAGAATCCTATATATTTAATCCTGCCGATCGTCCTGCACCTACGATTCGAGAGACGACGGAACAGAGTAAGAACCATCTTTTTATTAATTCAAACCAACGTGGAGGTGCTTATGCAGTTACATCACATCAAGCGCCAGTAAATTTAAGACAAAGTACGAATGTATCATATTCGGGGATTGCTGGATCCGCAAGAACGAGCGAAGCCCGTGCTTATGATGCGGAATATAATACTCCTATGACAAATGGTGTGAAATCATCTACTTTAACCGGATATACCCCTGGTGGAAATATCTCGTTATTAAATACGGATATCAATATGACTGCTAAACATAAGGATATTATGTTAGAAAATAATAGACAAGTGACACCATCCATGCCTTATCAAATACCATCGATAGATTCTCTTGGACAATCCAGTATTGCAGGTACTCAGAATTTATATCAGAATATCCAACTTGATAGAAACCAAGGCAGAGATGTTCTTACACAATTAAAGGGGAATCCATATGTAGTTTCGCATTTGAATGGGCTTTAAATAAAGGAAACCAGAGGTTTCCTTTAAGACCTTCCTTCTGTTATAAATGTTCCATATGTTTTCTCAAATAAAAAATATTTTGAGAGATTTATTTGAGAGATTTATTTGGAAATCGAATTTATATATGTATCTAATAATATATATATAAACGATAATGGATAAACATCGATATTTTAGAGAGGCTGATACAGGGATTCTTGAAATTAAAAAATTATTAGACTGTTTAGTATCCAATGGATACGAATTCAATGGAACACGCGAAGCAGTAATCGGTCGTACTACTTACCAAGATGATATGATAGCCGATTTCTCAAAACCATTGGAATTTAGCGATACAGATGGAAATTGGATAAACGATGGTTCTCTAAAAGTATCTATACAATTTGAGAAACGTTCGGATTATACCAATTTTGAAAAAGATGAAAACGAAGAAAATATATATGTAGGAGAACCAGAAGATTTTATAAACGGATTAGTAAAAGAAACACAGAAAAAATTACGTAAAAAGAGAAAATCACGGAAAAAAAGAGGATCGTTATCATCATCGAACACTCCTGCTTCCGTATAAATAGTATATTTTGGATTTTCATTTTTTTGTTTTATTATTATTTTTATCCGTTGGGTTTCCTTTATTCATAATCGATTCATATATTCGCACTGTTTTTTGATTATATACCTCCTTATATTTTCTACCTTTCTTTTCCTTTCTTGTCTTTGGGTCTTTATAGTCCATCTTAAATATTATTCTGCTATCGAGTATAATTATCATATTTTCTTAAAAATTTATATCAATTTTCTAGAGATCTACATATCGGTTGTAAATAATTTACACATATTCACTGCCTCTAGATTCTCGGTTTGTTTCCTAAATAAATTCCTGATCATTTGATCATCGCGGAATCGGACTGTATAAGTCTGCTGTATCGCGACCCTACCAATTCGCCCCAAACTCTGTAGTGTCTTTTGCTGGGTCATATTCGCCAGATCCTTCCCAATAAATCCATGACAGAACGAATAATTCGTACCATAAATATAATCCGATGATGCGATTATCATAAATAACTGCTGGTGATAGGCCATTGTCTTCATAATTTCCAAGTATTTCGGATTCAGATCCTCCATGAAAAGCCCGATCCCCATTAATAATAATACTTTCTGATAGTTCTCGATATCAATCGACATGATATCGCGAACGACTTGCTCTTCAATCGTCGGTACAAATGCGGAATGAGATACCGTTTCTTGGCTAGAAACAAAGGGCGACCATTTTACTTGGTGCGGTGTCGTATTCGGAATATATACGGTATCTAATGAAATAAACTGGATTTGTGCTCGTAAATCGTCTAATTCCTTATATTTCTTTTTAAGTTCTGGATCTTTCATCGAATTCATCGAATCTGGATCTGCCGCTTTTGCCTCTTTTTTCGAATTATCACCCCCCGTTTTCGATACCGTCGATTTATCATTATCCTCTAAGTATTGTTCCAGAGCCGAGATCTTTTCCGAAAGATCCTTGTTCCTTGTAATCTTACGCAGAATATTTTGGAAAATCTCGGGGGGAATCGCTGTCTGCTGAATATAGAAATGCGCGATTTTCGCTACATCTTCCGTAAGGAAAATCGTTGGGCCATCTGTAAGCGTATATGCATCCTCCGTCGTGATTTTTATACTCGCCGATACTTTTTTACTATCATTATTCGATAGAGGCTTAGATATTTTTTCTTCTGCTACACTAATTGTCCTTCTTAGACTTCCTCCACCTATATTCGTATTATTATAACCAATATCTAAAGAAGTTATTTTAGAAATCGCTGGCCTCTCAAATTTATACTTTTTCATAGAAGTCATATACTCATAAATTTCGGTCCATCTATCTTCGGGAATTCTCTTTAGGACTTCTAAATAGTATATTTTGAGAGAATTCATGGTAATATCTGCGATTCCTCCTCCAAAATAATTATCTAATAAATATAATTCTGGTAATAATGTCTTTGATTCTGGATCTGATACTTTTTCCGTATTTTGATTTAGTGTTTCTAATCGATTCACATAGAAGATAAATTCAATAGCCTCTTTTAAATCGAAATATCTAAGAACCGTCTTATTTGATTCACAATACTCTATACATTGTTGCAGTTCTGCGAAATCGCTATATAAGAAATGTGGTAGAGCACAATATCCATCCGATGTGATAATCGGTATCGATTTCCTACAATCATAACTCGTGATAGAATGGACCTCTGTCTCCTCGAATTTACAGCGGAAATCCGCGATAGTATCATAAATCTCATCCTCTTGTGGTAGTGTCGCACAGGAAAGCACTACATTGGGAATCTGGTTTTGCGACCAGTTTCTATGCAGAATTTCGTGCAGATCATGTTCGACGTAGTCCATGGAAATCGTCGGCTCATCCCAGTATAAAATGATTTTTTCTTTTGGATTAAATGCAAGCATATAATGCATCGCAGTC